AAGGTAGTCAACACCATTGACTGGTTTTCCAGTTCTTGAAAAACATCCTTTGTTGGACACTAACAGACGGACACCATCTAATTTTGGTTGAACGTAGAATGGTTCAGAGATATACTTTTGGCGATCTTCCCATTTATTGGCCAACATCGGAAGAATTTCCGTGCCTTTAATGTTTTCATTGTTCCACATGGTTTGAGCTCTCAACAATGCTTTCTCGTAGCCAGTCTTGACGAGTGTTTTCGATTCGATAGCTTTCCCATCGACAACGCCAGTGACTTTGATAATCTCAGCTGTGTCATCACCCAAATCTCTAACACTAATGTCCGTAAACCTCTCTCGTCCATTCTTGTCCTTCTTTATAAGTCGTTCCATTCTATGCATTATTAAAATGTAGGTTTTAAGTAGATGTCTGATCTTCCAGTAGTCAACTATGGTAGAATGGAACGACTTAGGTTGCCCGAAGACGAAAAAATAAATTTGAATACAATTTGTATCATAGTTTTTGTGATTGTTGCTCTAGGTCTTTACAAACGCTATGTAGACATCAGTCAAGCACGTGAACGATCTTATATTTTAGGCATTTAGAAGCCGAAAGGTAAATGTCTCGTTTCATCAACTTTTTGAATTTCTTTTCTGGAATGCTCGTCTTCTTCATGTAAATGAGTTTGACGGCCTGCATCAACTTTGTACAAGATCGCATTTCATCTTTGAGATCTTCAAACTTTCCCCAGAATTCACTCGTCGATAACTGATGAATCAGAAGGTGAGCGTTCGGACCCATGCGACGTTCTGATCCACCCAACAAAACGAATGTGGCGGCACTACAACACGCACCGTCTGCCACTGTGACGACCTTAACTCTCGACTTTTCTAAGACATTCATGGCAGCCACACCCGCGAAGAGATCTCCGCCGTCGCTCATGATGTGCACTTTAATCATGGGTTCAAAGCCAAGCATGTCGGCCGCACTTTTCAACAAGCTAATCTCAAGCTTTTTAAATTTTTCGATAAACTCGAGAATAGATTCCTGGCTGATGTCTCCATAAAAGAAAACTTCATTGCCAATAACTTTGACGACTTCGGGTTCTTCAACTTCTTGCTTCGTTTGCATTTTTGAGTCCCTTTTTTATATTTGTCACGTCTCTTTGTTTTAATTTAGTTGCGATGGCTAAGTGGTTCATGACATCAAAGTCTTGTGGAGTCAACCCGTACTCTAAAAGTTTTTCGTACCTACCAAATTCTGCATACCTTTTTAACAGACAAAGTTCTTCAATGTTCAATTTGCCAGCAGTTTTTGTTCGAATGTCACTGTACTTTTTGAGACGCATCTTATAATTTCCAAATTTAGTCCATGCACTTCCTGACCTAACTTTTTCTGGTACGAGTGGTTTACCCAACGCAGATTTCGGTGTTTGAATACCAAGATGTATAAAATATGGAAGAAGTTCCCAATATCCATCATATATGACTCCGTCCATGACATCGGCCCACGATATTCCATGAATAGCTCGGATGACGTCAACGCCTTTTGACTCTATATAATTTTCATGCATGGCATCCCATACATGCCCATGTTCACCAATAGAAATGTACCAACTAAATGGTTTTGTATCACACAGAACGGACGCGATATATTCTTTGGATGACATGAAGGTATCCATTGAATCATAATTGTCCAGATAGTGAAGATAACTTCGAATCGATCCATTGGATTTTTCAGCCGCTGCGGTGGACCCTTCGCGATTATCTATGCTCATTAACTGTTCGGTCGTCAACGGTTTCAATATAATTGTTTCAAAATTTGGTAAGAGATACACACTCGTCGATGACATGAGAACCGATGCACCCGTCGGACTTCCATGTTCAACGACATGATCTACTATATTTTTGTAAACTAAAGGTTCTGTGTCATAATCTTCAATCAATAAAGCATTTCGCATTTCTTGAATGTAGGTCAAAGGTGTTTTCTTTTCGATGCGGATTGGATCTGCGAGGACTTGTTTAAGTAGATGTGTCTTACCAACACCCGAAGGTCCACACACGATTACGTTTTTATTTTCATCGATGCATCTCTTCAGCTTTTCATGGGCTTCCACGTGAACCGTGTTAACCTTTTCATCCTTTTTTTGTTCGACAATTTTAATGAAGCGGTCCATGGATGATCTTACTAATCAGGCCATAGATTTGGTGCTTGAAAATGACGCACTACATAAACGTGTCGTAGAACCTTTAAAAAAGAAAATTCTACCGTACGCTGTGTGTGGAATTCTGTTTCATATCATATTACTTATTCTGGTTGTTCACCTTCTTCGACGTCTTTCGGATCTTCAGAGGTCTTTACCGGGTCCATAAGTTCACCAATCTTTTGGAATGGTGTATTCTTCGTGATAGCTCTGAAGGTGCTCGTACTCGGCAACTTTGGAATGGCTCGGACATCCAAAATTTCTGGTTTTGTGAACTCATCATCATCCGGGTACTCACTTTCAAATTGTCGAATGATCTGCGTTGGCACGGCTGGCGATTGTTCTATGAGACGATCATATTCTGACTTGCAATCTTCAACAAATTTCAAACCTTCTTTGCCACGCTCAGCTCTCGGCAAAGATAACATGAGGCGAATATTTCTGGACAAAAGACCATAAGATAACGCAGCGGCCCTGTGATTTTCCATGAGTTCATTGATTTTCAAAAACTGTGAAATCGTCGCGATAAGTCCCGCGACCAAGTTAAAACCACCAATGATAGATGGGACAGACGACCGTATTCCCTCTGGAAATTGTTCCTGGGCAAAGTTTGCAGTACCAGTGATGGTTGACAAAATAATGACCGGCAAAGAAAAACGCATACTCAATTTCTTGTACAAAAGGTAAGCTCGGTGATTCATATACCTGTAACACCCCGCGGCTTCACCCCACTGTCGAAGAATAATTTCATGTTCATCATTCCAAAGACGCTCCATTTTTGTTATAGTCATCGATAAAATTTCTGAGTTATCTATAAATGATATCCAACGTCATATTTGCGATTCACGTCGTGATGTTAGTCGCAGCCGTGATCGTACCAGTCTTTGTCAAAGACATCAGGTGGCTCGAGATGTATTCACTCTTTATCCCATTCGTCTTTTTCCATTGGATCATGAATGACGACACGTGTTGCCTCACGCAACTTGAGATGTATTTCACAGGTGAAGACAAAGCGAAGACATTCGTGGCGCGTGTCCTGGACCCAGTGTACAACGTCACTGATGACATGGCTGGTCGACTTATCAAATTGGTTGCATTTACTCTCTGGCTTTTAGTTCAATTCAGACTTGGACGCATACAAACAATCATCGGACTTAAAAAATAAATCTGAATAATAACAAAAATGGATACGATTATCGATCAACTCTCCACGACCAACAAGCGACTCTACATTGATAGTGTAGAGTCCATTCAGAAGAAGATTGAAGAAATCAAAGAAAAGTTGGACGCAGTCGAAGGTGATGATGAAATTGCCCAACTCAAGAGAGAAATGTATCCCAAAGAAATTGAAACACTTGAAAAAGTTTTGGAGACGACCAATAAGCAATTCAAATTGGATGAAAAAGTTGTGAGCGACCTCCGTGAAATGACTTCGACCGAATACAATTTGAAATTTCTTGAAAACCTAGTCAGCCCATCTCCTGAAATTCAAGCCATCACATACATTTTGAGAAACATGAACCGGTAAATATTTTTCATATGTTACTATAAAGATGAAGATTAACTACAAGCTTGTTAACTCCCTTGCGTTAATCTCTATCCCACTCATCATGATTTACATGTTGGTCAGAAACCCAAAGATCGTGGAGGTTCCCGTGAAGGTTCCTGTCAAGGTTCCCGTCCCGACGCCAACCGTTCCAGAGTACCGAGGTCCTCCGATCAAAAGGTATAAACCCGGACGCTTTCAGCAGATGGGTATCTTGACTAACGAGGCTGGTGAAACTTTGCCTTTGTATGGTCGCGAAGTTCGGGGAAGACGTGATCGATACCATTACCACACGACGACACAAGGTGAGCAAATATATCCAATTCCGATTTCGATCAATGGTCGCGAATGCACCGAAGACATCGGGTGTCCCGAACTCTTCGATGGTGAACAGGCGACGGTGTTTGGTCAAGATGGAGTCTACACAGTTAAAATGTACCGGACGGACAATTTCTTCTAACGAGATCGTATTCTCTGAGACCGGATCCGCCACCATTTTTTGAATACTGTGCTTTCAAACGAATCAATTCTAAAAGAGTTGTGTCATCCAAGTGACGAGCAAAATCTCTCTTCGCTTGAATGTCATCTAATTGATTCTGTTCTTTCATGGCTTGAATGTATGGCCAAGTATGTTTTCGAAGTGATGCAATTTCTTCTTCGAGTTGTCTGATGCGTGGCATGAGCACTTGTGTGATTAAAGTTCGAATCTCCATCGTGATTTTTAAATGTCGCACATCTTTAATAAATGCTACGCTATGCTGCAATGAACCATGAACTTCCAAGAGTTATCCAGAACGTATGCCGTTCGGGTTCGAGAGTAATTTTAGATTATGCCCGTGAAAACTGTAATGTGTGGGAAGCTGATGATATTGCGGCGACCAATAAAGCTATATTGAAATATATCCCTGGGTCAATGTGTGCTCTCAAGTATACATCTTTTGGTTCAAAAAGTTCACTAGGGATTGCGGATACATGGGTTCGCGACGTCATCAAACATGCAATTGATCACGATGTTCAAGTGTGTATAGATGCCGAAGAAGTATTGTATCCCGAGTTGTGTTATGGTCTCATGAAAGATTTTAACAAGGATGGACTTCATGTTTTCAAAACGTATCAGATGTATCGTAGAGACGCACTCAAAGAACTTCAAAAAGATATCGACATGTCAAACTCGGATGGCATTCAACTTGGAGTAAAACTTGTACGAGGAGCCTATCTTCGAAAACAACGCGGACTTTTTCATGATAAACCTTCGGTCGATCGTTCTTTTCGACAAGGGCTCGACACATCTTTGACGGCTGGTGAAAATGTGCACACACTCGTGGCGACACATAATAGTGAAGACATCAAACATACGAGAATGGTTTCTCACAATAGGTATAAGATTGCCCAACTTTTACACATGGGTGAAGATTTTCCAGATTATCGTTATGTACCATTTGGAAGTATTGTAGAATTGACACCTTATTTATTAAGAAGGCTTCGCGAAAGGTTATCGTACAACAAATAATTGATCATTCTTTGCCACGCGTTATCCGAATGAACATTGTCGAGATACCATTGATGACACGCCTTTGACATTTCTTCCCACTTTTCTTTTGGTAACTCCTCAACTTTTTTCCTTGCATCTTCGGGAGAGTCGACACGAATGTAATGCTTTCCTTCGACCGGTGGGTCATAGTATGAATCGATGCTCACGTGTTCAGTGATCAAAGGTACTGTACCCATGGCCATCAATTCAACTTCTCTGTGGCACTTACTTCCAAAACCTCGGAGACAAAGACCAAACTTGGAATGCTTCAACATGTCCAAGTACTCTTCTTGAGTAAATTTATGTTGAGTACCGGCGGTGCAGTGATACTCGGTGACTGCATCCACCCAATCTGTACCAGTCCTAAACTTTTCTTGGACGTCATTTTCAAAGTTGCCAATGAAAATACTTTCAGTCGTGCGTTCATCCCATGAGAGACGGTCTATATGTTCTTCGAGGACACTTGGTCTTCTCGGCCAAAAGATCCATGGTTTGACACCATTCACAAATGCCTCACCTTCGACATTGACGTCACCATTTCCTAGAAGTGTCATGAGTGCAGATCTCGCATCATTGTCTGCCCAGTACAGTGTAGGTCGATCGTACAAAAGTACCGATGGTAAAACCCAACAATGATTCGAGTCCGACACAGCCATCGCGACATCTGGATTCTTTTTTGCTAACAATGGAACAAGTTCTCTGAAACTATCATTCATGTGATCGAATGGATGTCTTTTTGGTTGTTGAGGTACGACGAGACACCAATATCCTTGATTGATTCTAAAAACAATCATGAGTTCACGCCACATCTGGGCTTTGACCATTTTATGAATGAACAATTGATTCTGTTCTTCATGATCTTTACGATTGAAGTGTGTATGTAAAAATTTCACAGGTTCATCTTTGTAAAGAAGTTTACCTTGTCCAGCATTGAAATGTGGACTGATGTCTTCTTTACCAACCCTGAAACGCCATGTATGAAGATTGTATGTCTCATCAAATTCGAAAGTATCGTAGATTTTTACGAGATCTTCGATAGACGCTTGATCATAATATCTTGATTTTTCTGTAAAGGTTCTCCACTTTTCCGGTAGTTCTTTTTGGTTTGTCCAAAGAAGTCCTCCATTGTAGTACCCCGTCTTTTCAGATTCTTCGTCATTGATAAACTGTGGCGACACACCTAATTGTTTGGTCTCATCGACAAACAACTTTTCAAGAATAAAAGTATCCGAGTCGAGGAACATAGTGTCTTCGAAATATTCGAGAGTTCGAGCGATCACGTGAGACTTTTCCATCTGAAACTCGGACCACACTCCTTCTTGTTCCATCTGAAAACGACCCTTATTCGAATACTTGTCGAGACTGACATCCCAATGAATCTTCAACTTTGGTTGTGGAGAAGACTGTTCGACATAACTTTTTGTTTCCGAATCACACGTGACAAACACATCCGCGCCGCGATGATGCAATGAGAGTGTCAATAAAAACCCAATCAATTCTCTGCCACATGCGTTTGTGCATATGGTACAGAATGATGATGGTACCTTCATTTACTCAAGTGACGAATTATTTCTTTAGGTACTTCAAAGATGAAAGCAGTCGCAACTTTTCAAACTATGAATGGCAAAATATCTTTTACACAGATGTCACCCAAATCACCCGTGACAGTCAGTGGACACGTCAAGGGACTCACGAGTGGTCGTCATGGTCTTCACGTTCATGAATTTGGTGACATTGGTGCGTGCGGTGAACATTGGAATCCGCGAGACGCAAAGAAACACGGTGGCCTTCGAGACAAAGAAAGTCATGCAGGAGACCTCGGAACAATATCCAACAAAAGGTTTCGCTTCGTCACAGATAAAATAACTCTGTACGGTAAAGAATCCATTTTGGGTAGATCCGTTATCGTACACAGTGGTGAAATGGGTAAAAGACTTGAATGTGCAGTCATTGGGCGATCAAATGAACCGAACACCAAATCGTCGTGAGATGTAACGCTTAGCTCCTTCTAAAGTTGGTTGGCTCCAAAGTAACCACCTCGACCAGAACCCAGCCGTCGCCATACCATTGATACCCCAACGTTCTTTGTCACTCCGACTGACACGCAACATTCTTCGATGTACATCTTTGTCACCTCGAACAACATTTCCTCCGTGACGTTGGACGTAGAGACGCATACGCAAGGGATCCTTGTGTTTGGTGTAGTCAGTATAGCCACGACCACCAAAGTCAACCTTGCGACCATCCTCCAATGTCACCCTGAACTTTTTCATTGGGTTTGGACTTTTAGTCAACTTGACCTTCATCTTACTTTATACTGTAGATTTTTAACATTTCATCTTCGACAGATTTATCTGTAAACTGTCGACCCAAACCCAACGGTGTAAATGTATATTCACCAAAATAGATTTCATCATTATCTATAATGTACAAATCTAAACGAACATAATCAATTCCGGATGTAAGTTCTTCACATATTGTCAATATTTCATCTAAATTTTTTGGTTTTGGTATGTCTATCGAACTAATTTTCAAATCTTGGCGTGTAAACGGTAATTTCTTCCAATTGGTATCATACATTATAACATATGGCTGAGATGCATATGGGTTTATTCCAGATGTTTTATTTTTTATAGCGTTTAGTATATATGGTTTTCCATGTATACAATGTATCTTAATTTCTTTTAGATCTGAACCCAAAAATTTTTCAATAAATAAATATGGTTTAATATGTTGATAATGTGGTTCGCGAGATGAATACTTAGACAACATCAATTTATTAAAATGCGATCTAAGAACTTCCTGGTTTTCTAACAAATCCTTTTCAGTCATCATGACCCTTGCGTCACCGCACCAATGTGACACTTTAATAACAAAGGGCAACAATGGAACTAGGCGTGTATAGTCGGAGATCAATTCTTCGTAGTTTTTATATTCACCCAAAACTTCACTGACTTTAATTTTGTTACTTTTTTCTTTTACAATCTCTTTGACAAGGAACTTATTACTATATGTGCTTGCCATGGGTAGATACTCTTCTTCGTAGGGAGGTTGTTTGTGAAGTCGCACAGTCTGGAGAAAACTAAACATACTATCTTCTAAATGTAACATTCATATTTTCATTGGCAATAATAACGTATCCCATTTTTTCTAATCTTTCAAATAACATTCGTGTGGATCCATCGCGGTCTTTTTGTTTGAGATACAAATCGAATTCGATGCATAGATACTTTGGGAGAATTCCATCGTCTAACATTTTATTGATCACTTTGATTTCAGCACCTTCAATATCCAACTTTAAGAGATCAATGTGGTCGTGACCATTCGCTTCCATCAAATTTTTTATTGTGTCAACTTCGACAATGTCATAATTTTTTGAAAACATTCCATCAATCAATGATTGTGAAACATAATTTTCATTGTCTTGTCTAAAAAATTTGAGTTGATCTTTTTGATCCCACAAACCTTTTTGGACATAGAAAAATTTATTGAGGTTTGGTTGTTCATTTTTTATTGACGTGTAATAGTCATCTTGAATACCACCCGTAAACTTAAATGACTTATCATTAAAATACTTCTGGCACTCTTCAAAGTGTTTCACTGCTTTTGTAGTTGGATCTATTAATATAATATCACAGTCATACTTTGTTTGCAATTTTATATCAAATGACATATCTTCACCGACACCACCCGAGTATACTACATCAAGTTTCATATTGTCGGGAACGATCCAACCACCATAATTGGTTCCTAAGCGTTCCATTTAGAATTATTTAGACTCTCTTGTTTAACTTCAAAATGATGTACGCCAACATCAAAATTTGAACGACTTGGAAAACCGTCAGACCGAACGGCATACGGGGCATGACGAAGCGGGTTTCGATCTTTTCGATCACACGTTCAACCTTACCATCGGCGGCAGGGACTTCGGGTTCGGGTTCATACTTTTCAGAGCGTTTGTATCCAGGCATTTTTATATACTTAGAAAATAATGTGGTACATCGCTCTGGTGCCAGTTGCTTTGGTTCTGTGTGACTACTTGAAGGCGCCGATTGATCGTCTGTACTTTCAAAAACCAAGTAGACTTTTACTTGGTATGCGAAACACTTTGGTAGACATCATGATGTATCGTTACAATTATTACGTCGAAGACTTTGCTGGTCTTTGGTTAATCAAGGCAAACTACCGAAACATTGTTCGGGAGTTCAAAGAAGTTGATGCACCCAGACATTACTTTCATGACTTGAGTCCATGGTTCGAACATAATGAAAAGTACTACTACCACAAAGTCAAGGACTACCCGTACCTCCGTGAAATAATCAAAATGATTCCATCAGTTGACAGTGAGTCTGCGATGTTTGCGGTCATCGAAGGTCCAATGAAAATTCATCCACACCGAGCAGAGAGTAATATACAACTCAGGTACCACTTGACCATCGAAGGTGATGACTCTTGTGTTCTCAAGACAGAAAGTGGTGACCACACTCATCTACCCGGAGAAGAATTCATTTTTGATCACGCGAGATACCATGAATTGGTAAAGACGAGTGAGCAAAGACGTGTAGTTCTTATTTTAGACATTCATAGATTTTACATCTTGCAGGCACCACAATAGTTTTCTTTACGACGCTTGACCAAGAAGAGATGATCATACAAGTGAAGAGTCACCAGGGCAGCACTAAAAATAACAATCGCGGGTTTGTTACCTAAGTTCTTAGAGGTCATCAACAACAACAAGAATAACGCAAGCATGAGAATTCTGGGAGTCGTAAGCATCATCTTAATTTACTTTGGACTGAGAATATTTTTGTCAAAGCCCAAAAAATATAACCTTTCAAGATTTGACATTCTTCGAGACAATGTTGAAAGAATTAAAGAAGTATACTACGATGAACATCATGACGTTAAACGTCACTACGACGGAAAAAGAATTTACTACAATGTAAAAAATTTTCCAGAAATTCAAAAGATGATTGACACTATTCCGGGTGTAGATTCAAAGACAGCTAAAATATATGCCATGGATTTTTCGATGACATGTGCACCAAAATTGAAAAGGGAGCGAGGTTGGATGCGATACGAACTTGTGTTAAGAGGTGGAAGAGGATGTGTTTTCAGTACGAAAAATAAACGCACAATTGTTGAAGATGGCCGAGATACAATTTATGATCCTCGGGTCACACATAAATATTTCAAGAGGTCAATATTGACAAGACTTTCATTGGTCATAGATGTTTCCGACAAACAGCTTTGTAAGAATCCTTGTCGCCAATGAGTTCAAGTATATCACTCGTCACAGTTCTTTTTGTGAATGGTCCGGCTGTACCATCCATACATTCCATGCATAGAGCTGTCAACTTTGTAACTTCGTCTGCCATGGGTATACAGTCAAGTAGTTCACCAAATTTTCTCTGTTTGTAATCACCATCTAAACCAACGAGTAAGACTTCTTTGCCTTCATAGAGACAGATGTATACAAAATTTTTCAAGTTTTCAAAAAATTGAGCTTCATCGATCGCGATCACATCGGCGCCATAAAAGTATTGACTCGATATAATTTTTGCTACGTTGTCAACTTTTATACAATCGAACTTGACATTATCATGGGTTTTCAAAACTTCTTCCATTGACCGTGTATCCTTGAGTGAATTGACGACCAAGACATTTTTGTTGATGACTTTATACCTCTTAAGTCGCCTGATCAGTTCAGATGTTTTACCAGAAAACATATTTCCCATCACAATTTTCAAACTCATTTTCTCTTCTACTAAAATAATCTAATACTTTTATAATGGTTGATATCCAAAGGTGTTGTTATAATGGACACGCGGGGTGGGTGTCGGCAAAGTCAGGACGGGTGCGTTTTGGTAACAAAATTTTTCCAAACATTCTTGCGGCTGTTAAGTATCTGCGTCACAAATAACCAGCATAATACATTTTTACCATCACACCACCAACCATTAATCCCGTTATAGAACTTAGTAAACAGCAGTTACAGAAAATGTTACAGGATCTCTCATCTTCTGGAATTGGTTTTTCTTCACCCCACCCCATTGAATTAAATCTACATAATAATTAAGATGCCTCTCACTGATCAGGAAATATCTAAAAAGGTTAGGGTATTGCGTAAAACCGGGGGTAAGATTTACGCTCCCCTAAAATACTTTCGTGGTCTCAGAACCCTAAAGTCTGTAGAGACCCGCTACAAGAAAATGCTCAAGAAAGATTACAAAGACTTCAAGACTGATAAGGGTATGAAGACTCGCACCTCTTCATACACC